TATGTTTTGCTCTTGGATTTAATCTGCCAGAGTGCCCACGAATAAACCCTTTATATATATATTGTTTAAAAAGTAACATTATAAATATTAATAAATAGATCTTTGCTTATCTTTGCAATCCTTAGACCTATACATTAAGCAAACCCACGCAAGCCCACGCACAACTACGCGATCTTATTTTGTAACGTTTGCCCAAATAATAACGGAACAATAGCGGAACAAAGCAAAACAAATGGAACAAAGTAAAAGTTACATTACATTGCTTGCTATCGGCGCGCTAGTAGCTACCCTATAGTTTGGTTTTCTGTGCGATGCCGGGCAGCACTGGGTATCCATACAGTAGGCAGGCCCCACCCCCCGCGTATATAATGTGTGACTCCGCGCGTGCGTGTATTACTAATTTACTCAAATAAATCGTTATTTTCTGAAAAGGCCCCCCTTTGTTATAAAAAGGCTAGTCAAAAAATTTTTTGTGTGGTATTTTTGCGTTTCATCCAAATATGAGTAGATTACGTATGGGTCAGGCTTTAGTGGAAGGTAACGCGAGTCACATAGGTAGGGTAGGTGAATTTTTCGCGGTATATAAATTAGAGAAGTATGGTATTGAGTGTCACCATGTAGACCGTTCCGGCATAGATTTGTGGTGTCAATCGTTAGACAATTCGTTATTCACATTGCAGGTCAAGTCTGCAAACCTCTGTCATTTTAATAAAAACAATGAACGTAGGGGTATATCTGGTTATTCTTTTAACTTACGTGCTGAGCACACTGCAGATTTCTTTATGTTTATTGCTTTGGATATGGAGAGGTTGCTTGTAATGCCTGCGGCAGAGTTAGAGGGTAAGAATCAATTACGCTTGTTACCCCCTGACTTTACACAAGAAGACGAGTTGGATGGTGTTAGTATGTTGCGTTCCTTTAAAAGGGAAGATCATCTTCAAAAAAGATGCAAACAAGTCCAATAGATACAACGACGCATGCGGATGATAGGAACATTAGTTCGGCCAAGAGAGTTCTCCAGTAAGTAGTAAGTTAGGGAAGGCGGAATTATACACTTTCTAAGTCATACCAACACATGTATATTAATTATATTTGGTATGATTTTTGGTAATGACCTTGCACTCTGTATTACTTTTTGGTATATATACATCTACGGTTAATAACCTGCGAACATAATATGACGATTAAACTAGAGCCAGAGGTTGGCGTTCCGGTGTATGACGATGATCCTGCGGTGGATTTATCTGTGCGTGCGCGTGCTGCTACGGTAACGGCAAAGGAATTAGAGAAGGAAGGCTTAGATTTGACTCCGACGGCTGAAGATGAGGCTGTTGCTAGTATGTTGACTATGTCATACGCAGAAGATCCTGATAAAACGTCTAAAAAAGCTACTAAGGCGCGTGTTGCAGAGCTGACACCGGCATCTTTAGTGCTTACAAACAACATTTTAAGTGAATTTGGTCGCTCTGTGGTCGAATCTGCTACCTCAGTACGCCATTTAATAACAAACAAGTTAATTTTAGAGACAGAAAACGATGATGCTAAGGTAAGGTTACGTGCTTTAGAGTTATTGGGTAAGATATCTGATGTAGGGCTGTTCGCTGAGAAGTCAGAAGTTACTGTTACGCATCAATCAACAGATGATTTGAAGAAAAATCTACGTAAAAAGCTAGAAAAGCTCATAAACCCGCCTGAAGTTGATGGCGACGCAGTCGTAATCGACGCGGAGACGGTAGATGAGTGAGTTCTCTCCCGAGGAAGTCCAGCACATGTTGGACAACTTGGACAATTTTAGTGAGGCAGAGGTCACTGAGATTGAAAAAATGGTAGATGAGCTTGATTCGAGGCGTGAAAACAAGGTTGCGTACGATGATTTGATAGAATTTTGCAGGAGAATGATGCCTGACTTTATTGTAGGCAAACATCACCGTATTTTGGCTGATATGTTGATGGATATTGAGCGAGGAACTAAAGATCGGGCATGTGTAAACATCCCCCCAAGGCATGGTAAGTCTCAATTAGTGTCTATTTTCTTTCCAGCGTGGTATTTAGGGCGAAATCCAGACAAAAAAGTGATGATGGTGTCGCATACGACTGATTTAGCGGTAGATTTTGGTCGAAAAGTACGTAATTTACTTGGTTTAGCCGATTATAAGGCTATATTTCCTACTGTAAAGTTAGCTACGGATTCTAAGTCTGCGGGCCGTTGGAACACTAGTGTAGGGGGTGAATACTACGCATGTGGTGTTGGATCGGCGTTAGCGGGTCGTGGTGCGCACTTATTGTTGGTAGATGACCCTCATTCGGAGCAAGACGTAATTAATGGTAACTTTAGTGTGTTTGAGAAGGCATATGAGTGGTTTACGTTTGGTGCTCGTACCCGATTGATGCCCGGTGGTAGTGTAGCTATTATACAAACTAGATGGCATATGGATGATTTGACAGGTCGTGTAGTCAAGGATATGAGTCAGAATGAGAAATCTGATCAGTATGATGTTGTAGAGTTCCCAGCTATTGTTGAAATAGAAGATAAAAGTAGTGGAGAGCTTGTAGAAAAGCCTTTATGGCCTGAGTTTTTTGATATGGCGGCTTTAGAACGTACAAAAGCGTCTATGCCGTTATTCCAGTGGAATGCACAGTATCAGCAACAGCCAACAGCAGAAGAAGCGGCTATTGTAAAAAGAGAGTGGTGGCAGATATGGGAGAAGGAAAATCCCCCTCCATGTGAGTATATTATTATGTCACTGGATTCTGCGGCAGAAAAACATAATAGGGCTGATTATACTGCGCTAACGACTTGGGGTGTATTCTTCAATGAGGAGACAAATGCGCATAACATTATACTATTAAACAGTATTAAGGATAGATATGAGTTTCCAGAGTTAAAAGAGTTGGCTATGGAACAGTATACGATGTGGGATCCAGATGCGTTTATTGTAGAGAAGAAGAGTTCGGGTGTTGCGTTATACCAAGAAATGCGTCGTATGGGGCTTATTATACAAGAATATACTCCTCATAGAGGGTCTGGTGATAAATTAGCCCGTTTGAACTCTGTATCTGATATTATAGCTTCTGAGTTGGTGTGGGTACCCCAAACTCGATGGGCTGAGGAAGTTGTTGAAGAGATTGCTGGGTTCCCATTTATGAGTAACGATGATTTGGTTGATTCTACGGTTATGGCGCTTATGCGGTTTAGGCAGGGCGGATTTATAAGACTACCTTCAGATGAGCCAGAAGAAACTAAATACTTCTCTAGAAGAAGTGTCGGATATTATTAGAGGTTAAATGATGGCTATTGAGAAAAGTTTGTTAGCGGAAGCTCCTGAAGGTGAAACTCTAACGGGTGGAGAGTTAGAGATTGAGATCGTAAACCCAGAGGCAGTTATCTTAGATGATGGTAGTGCAGAAGTTATTTTCATGCCGGATATGGATGAAGAATTAGATTTTGACGCTAACTTAATAGATATGTTAGATGTGCGTGATCAGCAAATATTAACGGATGAGTTAATTGGGTTAGTAGAGTCTGACATACAGAGTCGAAAGGATTGGGCTGAGACTTACGTAAAAGGATTAGACATCCTTGGATTTAAGTATGAAGAGCGTACCGCACCGTGGGAAGGAGCCTGTGGTGTACATTCTACTGTATTGGCAGAAGCAGCTATTAGATTCCAAGCAGAAGCTATGTCAGAGACTTTTCCTGCGCAAGGCCCTGTAAAGATAAAAATCTTAGGTAAAGAGACTAAAGAGAAAGAAGAAGCTGGTGAGCGCGTACGTGCGGATATGAACTACCAACTTACAGATCGTATGGTGGAGTATCGTCCGGAACATGAGCGTATGTTGTATAGCTTAGGACTTGCTGGGTCGGCATTTAAGAAAGTTTATTTTGATCCTAATATGGGTAGACAGTGCGCTATCTATATTCCTGCAGAAGATGTAATTGTTCCATATGGAGCATCTAACATCGAAGAAGCGGAACGTGTTACACATATAATGCGCAAGACTAAAAATGAGTTACGTAGATTACAAGCTAATGGCTTTTACGCTGATGTAGATATGGATGATCCAGCATCATATCAAACGGACATTGAAGAACGTAAAGCAGAGGAAGCTGGCTATCAAATTAATAGTGATGATCGTTATACCTTATATGAAATTCATGCGCATCTTATCATTAAAGGCATTGACGAAGAAGAAGATCTAGCTAAACCTTATGTAGTTACGCTAGAGCGCAGTACAGGTGAATTGTTATCTATTAGACGTAATTATGAAGAAGATGACGAGCTAGAAATGAAGCGTCAACATTTTGTACATTACTCTTACGTGCCCGGATTTGGCTTCTACGGCCTTGGACTTATACATATAATAGGTGGGTACGCTAAAGCAGGAACGTCGATTATACGACAATTGGTGGATGCTGGTACGCTATCTAACCTTCCGGGGGGCTTAAAGTCTCGTGGTTTACGCATTAAGGGTGATGATGAGCCTATCGAGCCGGGTGAGTTTAAAGATGTAGATGTACCATCAGGTAGCATACGTGACAACATTATGCCGCTACCATATAAAGAGCCTAGTCAAACTCTACTAGCGTTACTTAATCAGATTACTACAGAAGGTCGTAGATTGGGTGCTGTGGCTGATATGGACATTTCTGATATGTCTGCGAATGCGCCAGTAGGTACTACCCTAGCTTTATTGGAGCGTACGTTGAAGCCTATGGCTGCGGTACAGGCTCGTGTGCATTATGCGATGAAGTTAGAGTTCCGTATGTTGAAAGACATCATGGCAGAGAATGCGCCAGAAGAATACGAATATGAACCACATAGAGGTGAAGTTACTGCTCGTAGACAAGATTATGAGATGGTGGAAGTAATACCTGTAAGTGATCCTAACAGTACGACTATGGCTCAGCGTGTAGTTCAGTATCAGACTGTATTACAAATGTCACAACAAGCTCCACAGATATATAACCTACCCCAGTTACACCGTCAGATGATTGAGGTGTTGGGTGTGAAAAACGCGGATAAGTTGGTCCCTACGAAAGACGATGTAAAACTAACAGATCCGATCAGCGAAAATATAAACTCGTTAGCGGGTACCCCTATAAAAGCGTTTATAACGCAAGACCATGAGGCGCATATAGCTGCGCATACTGCGTTCTTGGAAGATCCTAAAGTTCAACAAGGACTAGCTAAAAACCCGCAAGCTAAAGGTATTATGCAAGCCTTACAGTCACACATTGCGGAGCACGTAGCCTTTAGATATAGAGCTGAAGTAGAGAAAAGTATTGGTGCAGCATTGCCATATCCTAATGAAGAGCTACCGCCAGAAATAGAAGTAGAAATGTCACGACTAGCGGCAGAAGCTAGTAAACGTGTGGCTGATACTAATAAGCAACAGCTGGCACAGCAACAGGCTCAACAGCAGGCTAAAGATCCTATTATCCAGATGAAGCAACAGGAAGTTCAGATCAAGCAGCAAGAAGTGCAGCTTAAAGCACAGAAAGACCAACTTGAGGCGCAACTCAAACAGGCTGAACTACAACGTAAAGCTCAGAAAGATCAGATGGATAACCAAATCGACCAACAACAACTGGCTATTGATCGTCAGGAGTTGGAGCTTGATGCCCAGAAAGCGGGTGCAAAACTGGCGGCAGATAGACGTACCGCTACAACTAAACTTGACTTAGATCTTATGAAGACTCAGGTCAACGCAACCAATCAAAAACGTAAGGAATAACTTATGACTACCGTCTTAGACGTGCTAATAGAAAAGATAGATGATGGTGTAAGAAACACCGAATACTATCTTGCTGCAGGTAACGCTAAAGATTTTGCTCAGTATAAAGAAACTGTGGGTGTAATCAGAGGCTTAAAATCTGCAAAAGACTTTATTGCAGAAATGCAAACACATTTGGAGGATAACGATGAGTGATTTAAAGATTGTTCAAAAAGATCCCGAAAATGAGAAGGAGCTTGAAGAAGCGTTACCGACTCCTGTTGGATATAGAATACTTGTAGCCCTACCAGAAGTAGAAGAAACTTTTGGAGAAAGCCGCATTATCAAATCTAGCAAAGAGCAACACTTGGATCACGTTCTATCTACTATTGGTTTAGTGGTAGATATGGGTACAGAAGCCTACTCTGATAAAGAAAGGTTTGCTGCTCCGTGGTGTAAGGAAGGTGACTATGTAATGTTCCGTGCCAATACTGGTACGCGATTTAAAGTGGGTAACACCGAGTTTCGTTTGATGAATGATGATTCAGTCGAAGCCGTTGTATCCGATCCCCGTGCTGTAGCACGAGCGTAATAAGGAGAGTAACATGGGTTTTCAAAAAGTAGAGTTTGAGTTTCCTGATGAGAAGGAAGAAAATAATGACCTCGAAATCGAGGATTCTGGGGCAGTAGAAATTGATGTCTCAGGTAAAAAAGAAGCGGCTGATTATGAGCCAGAGGTTGAAGCTAAGGAAGAAATCGAAATAGAAGTAGTCGACGACACTCCTAAGAAAGACCGGAATCGAAAGGCATCCGCCGCACCAGAAGATGTTACGGAGGAAGAGTTAGAAAATTACTCTGAGAAAGTCCGTAAACGTATTCAGCATTTTAGCAAGGGCTACCACGATGAACGCAGGGCTAAAGAAACTGCTGAACGTGAACGTAAAGAGCTTGAAAAATACGCTAGGCAGTTGGCTGAAGATAATAAAAGCCTTCAAAATAAAGCCGCTAAGAGCAATAAAGCGCTTATAGAGCAGGGCAAAGAAGCAGCCGAGCGAGACGTAAAAGTCGCTAAATTTGCCTATAAAAAGGCTTACGATGCTGGAGACGCAGATAAAGTTTTAGCTGCACAGGAGAAACTTACTGACGCTAAATTAAAACTTACAAAGTTAGCAGAAGTTGATATTCCTTTACAAGAGGAAGAAACTCCTGTACAAAGTCAACAAGAAGTAGTACAACCTGATGTTAGGGCTAACGAGTGGGCAAAAGAAAACACTTGGTTCGGTTCTGACGAAGAGATGACTGCATATGCGATGGGTGTACACAAGAAGATTGTAAGAGAAGGTGTAGATCCCTCAAGTGATGAATACTACGAGACTATTAACTCTCGTATGCAGTCCACTTTTTCTGATTATTTCGGAGAAGATGGACAAACAGAGCAAGAAACTAAGAAGCGAAAGTCTAATGTGGTCGCTCCCGCGTCGCGGAGCACATCACCTAAAAAGGTGAGATTAACGCGTTCACAAATAGCTGTCGCTAAAAAATTAGGAGTACCGCTTGAACTATACGCCAAAAAGGTTGCTGAAGAGATGAGGAAAGGATAATGGCTGATAACAGACTAGATCGTGAATTAGAAACCCGTGAGAAAACTGCTCGTAAAACTGCATGGAAACGTCCAGAGGTTTTACCGTCCCCCAACCAAGAAGAGGGGTATGTATATCGTTGGATTAGGATTTCTACGAGAGGGAATGTAGACGCAATGAACGTCTCATCTAAATTGAGAGAAGGTTGGACTGCTGTGAAAGCGTCAGATCATCCAGAAATTACACTTGTTACTATCGAGAATGAGAGATTTAAAGACAATGTAGTTATTGGTGGGTTGATGTTGTGTAAAGCGCCTGTGGAGATGGTTGATGAGCGTAATGCTTATTATAACCAGCAATCACAGTCGCAAATGCAGTCAGTCGATAACAACCTTATGAGGGAAAATGACCCTAGAATGCCCCTATTTAACGATAGGAAATCTAAGGTTACTTTCGGAAAAGGCTAAATTAATTTAATTTTAGGAGTTTAACATGGCTACTACAGCTTCTCCATACGGGTTAGTTCCCGTAAAAAATGCCGATGGGTCTGCCTACAATGGCGCTCGTGACGCATTTCAAATAGCTTCAGGCCTTGCCAATAATATTGGTTATGGTTCTTTAGTAAAACTCGACGGTGGTCGAATCGAACTGGCACTAGGTTCAGGTGCAGATGCAACTACTAACAACTTCGCTGTAAATGGCGGCGGTGCTGCAGGTGTATTTGTTGGTTGTGAGTATGTAAACGCTCAAGGGCAATTGATCTTCGATCAGCACTTCCCTACAGGCACTACAGCTCCAACAGGCACTAAGATCATTGCTTATGTTGTTACTGATCCGGGTGTTACGTACCAAGTACAATCTACTGGCGCTGTTCCTGATACGGACATTGGTCAAAACTGTACTTTCTCTGCGGTACAAAACGCTACTACTAGCGTTAACACAACTACTGGTAAATCTAACATGGCGGTAGGCGCAGCTCAAACTGCAACTGCTGGCTTTAAGATTGTTGGTATGTCTGACCGTGGCGAATCTGTAGCTGGTGATGATAAAACAGATCTACTAGTTAAAATCAATGCTCCATACCATTTGTTTGGTACTGGCGTAGTAAGCGAATAATAGGAGAAATAACTAATGGCTATTTCAAGATCACAACTGCTTAAAGAGTTACTTCCCGGATTAAACGCTTTGTTTGGTTTGGAGTACTCTAAATATGGTGACGAGCACGCAGAAATCTACGAGACTGAGACTTCTGATCGTTCGTTTGAAGAAGAAACTAAACTGTCAGGATTCGGTTCTGCACCTACTAAGTCTGAAGGCGCATCAATCGAGTATGACACTGCACAAGAAGCGTTCACCGCTCGCTACACGCACGAAACCGTTGCTATGGGTTTTGCAATCACTGAAGAAGCGATTGAAGATAACTTGTATGACTCTTTGTCTGCTCGTTATACCAAAGCATTGGCTCGCGCTATGGCGTACAGTAAGCAAGTTAAAGCTGCCTCTTTATTGAATGGCGCTTTCGATGGCGATACTTACGGTGATGGTAAAGTTCTTTGTGCAACTGACCACCCACTAGTTTCTGGTGGCACTAACTCAAACCGTCCTACTGTCGGAGCTGACCTTAACGAAACTTCTTTGGAAGCGGCTGTTATTCAGATCGGTCAGTGGACTGATGAGCGTGGCTTAAAAATTGCTACACAGCCTAAGAAACTAATTATCCCATCTGATCTACAGTTCGTAGCGACTCGTTTGCTTGAGACTGAAGGTCGTGTTGGTACTGCTGACAATGACATCAATGCTCTATCGAACAATGGTTCGGTTCCGGGCGGATACACTGTCAACCATTACCTAACGGATAATAATGCTTGGTTCTTAACTACTGACATTCCTAACGGCATGAAGCACTTTGTACGTGCGAAAATGGCAACCTCTATGGACGCTGATTTCGATACTGGCAACAGTCGCTATAAGGCTCGTGAACGTTATTCGTTCGGTGTGTCTGACCCACTTGGTATCTTCGGATCACCGGGCGCATCATAATTTGCGTTGGGTTACTAAGGGAGCTTCGGCTCCCTTTTTTATTGTTTTTTATTTTATACTGTGATAAGTTAACACAAACCGGGAACATTTCGGTGGACTTGACAGCCCCGGCTGACGACATGTAGACAAGTTCACTTTAACTCACATGTGAGAATTATATTATGGCTACTACTACATTTTCAGGCCCAGTTGTATCTAACGCTGGATTCCAAGTTTCACCTGTTGTCCTTGCTGACGGGAACATTACTATCACTAAAGCTACTCATGGTGGTCGTATTAACCTAGTTCCAGATGGCGGACAAGATAACACTTATACTTTACCTGCTCCAGAAGCTGGCGTTTCCTATACGTTTGTTTATGGTGGTGCAGCAGCAGATGCTACTGACGCTATCTTCCTAACTCCGGGCAACACTAACTTCTACAAAGGTGGTGTAACTTTCCTTGATACTGATAACGAAGTTAGCGCAGTATTTTCTGATGGTAACTCTAATAGCTCATTTAAAGCTAACGTACCAGCAGGTTTCCAGATTACTTTTGTTGGTTTGGATACTACTAACTACCAAATTTTTGGTACTGTAACTGGCGCTACTGCTCCTGCATTTGCTGACCAATAATAGGAGGTTGACATGAGTCATTCTTCTGATATTAAAGCGAAAAGTGTAACGGGCACAGCTAGTTTGAGTGTGGGTAGAGCGCGTATACGTGGCGTACATGTATTGGCTGCTGCTACAGGTAATCCACAACTTGTAATCAAAGATGGTTCTGG